CCCCAGGCGCACCCGTTGCCCCCGTCTGGCCTGTCTGGCCCTGGATGCCTTGAGGGATGCCGAAGTTGAAGACCGCCGCGAGGGAGGAGCCGACATTAGTGACCGTCGCCGAGGAGCCGGCCGACAGGGTCGTGGTCGTACCCACAGCCACCGTCGCCGCAGGGCCGGGCGTGCCGAGTTCCACCGACAGGACGGCAGGGGCCGTCGCAAGGACAGCGACCTCAAGCGTCCCCGTCGTCTCCGCCACCGTGACCGAGAGCGTCCCCAGGACTTGCGAAGAGATGGAGATGGGCATTGGTTAGGCCGTGACTTGGTCGATGACGTTGAGGCGCATGGTCTCCGAGTAGAAGACCGTCGTGCCGTAGGCGAACTTGATGTCCCAGCGGGCCGAGCCCAGCGACCAGTTGGCGGTCGGGCTGTAGGAGGCCACGAAGGAAAGGCCGTCCCCCGCCATCGTGATCGTGCAGGGGTAGGTGTTGTTCGCGTAGTCGATGATGGACGAGGTGACCGTGGTCGTCAGCAGGTTGGCGGGGCCACCCGTCTCTGGGGTATAGGTGACGGTCCCAGCGAAGGTCGTACCGCGTTTGAAGGTGACTGAGGTCGAGCAGGTCATCGGGTCTTAATGTTGCTGGGATTGGAAGGGGGTCGGTTATACGAGGATTTCGACAGTTCGGGACAGGCCGCCGCTGTTGAAGTTCTTGGTGTAGCCCGTCCAGGTGCCGGACCAGTCGTCGTTCTCGGAGGAATTAAGGGGCCAAGTGGCGTTCGGTGCCGTGTCTCCGTTCTCATATTCCAGCTCCCCGTAAAAATGAACGTTGTTCGGCATGTACAGGGAGCCGATTAGATGCTGGGTCACCAACCAACCCGTGCTGGCGTACCAATTCACCGAGGCAATCTTTATGCGTTGGCAGTTATAGCGTTTAACCGCACCTGCAAGGTTTTGGATGATTGCGCCGTAGACGACGCTTGAAGGTTCCGTGATTTCGACCGACTGCTTCTGGCGGATAAGGTAATATTCCCGCAGGTCGCCGTGTTGTCCGGTGCTGTTCCATGGTTTGCTTTTGGCTTCCGCGTCTGAGCCATCAGCCATGACCGCAAGGAAAGGCATGACGACCTGTCCGACGTCCGTCGTGTTGTCGACGTTTCGGATAAGGTAGACGCCCCAACCGTCTGAGCCATCGTTGTCGGCATTTGCGATGGTCACATGGCCGCCTTGGGAGCAATAAGGACTTGAGGCGGCTGAGCCCGTCGTAAGGCTTCCCGTGGGATAAACCGCAAAGCCCTGTACGTCGTACTCGAGCGTACGGGTCGTAGGCATGGACGTCAGTTGCTGGGCGACGACGCGACCCTTGGCGACCAGCAGGTCGTCTGCGTTCATAACGACCTTGAACTGCTCGGGGCCGTATTCGACCTGGGCAGGGAAAAGGATTTCAAGGGACGAGCCGTCAGCCGTGTCCGTTAGGTTGTAACCGATGCCGGGCTGGATGTTTCCCATGGATTAGACGAAGAGCGGATAGACTTGGCTAGGCCAGCCTTCGAGGTTCATGCGGATCTGATAGGAGCATTTATAGACGTGGCCGTACTCCTCGAAGTTAACCCCAGCCAGCAGGACTTGACCACCGAAGGCACCCTCGAAGTCCGTACCGACGAAGTCAGGGATAAGCTTAGGACCGCCGCTCCATCCTTGGACCAAGGAGCTGTGTCCGACGTTTGCCAAGAACTTCTGGACCACCGTGCTGCTCGTCGTGTAGATGATGCCGGAGATGCCCGTGGTCGGGGCGAGATAGTTGCTCTTGCCGTAGAAGGCACGGTAGGATGTGTTCGGGTCTTTGAAGCCCGTGAACTCATAGGTCGTGCCGGTCTTCTTGAAGTGTGCGCCATTGTCGCCGACGTACTCTCCAGGAATAAGCGTAGATGCGGGATAGACGGGGGCGGAGTCCGTGCCCGTTCCGTGGCCGGCGATGCCGTCGGTCGGGAAGAAGTTAGGGTGGGAGGTGATGCGTTCCGTTCCGAGGGAAGCCGTGCCGCTGATGTTTGCGACGGTGTTGGTTGCGCTTGTCCATACACCAGTCCCTGAGTCTTCGGAGCAGATGCCGACATAATCGACCTTGTAGCCGATGAGCTGAGCGGCCTTGAACTCTCGAGTAACCTTCCAAGCCTTCATGAAGGAAAACTCGGGATGGTCCGAGCCCTTCTTGATTGGGTTCCCGGCATCGTCGCCGGTCCACATCACGGTCGAGGTCAACAGGCCGTAACCATCGTTGGAGACGGTCGCTCCTGGCTGTTGCAGGGCGGTAGATAGTGCGTTGCCGTTCTTGACGAGTGCCATGGGAAATTAGCGTTGGAGGCCGGGGGAATAGAGGGGGTACTTGCGGCCAAGCGGTTTGGTCGGGTCTTTGTCGATGCCCGCGTTGACGAGTTCGCCTAGCTTGGCGTCCATGCTTGCGAGGGTCGCGTTGGCCTCTTGGGCGAGGGCGATCTGCGGTGAAGCACCGACGCCGATGACGCCGGAACCGAGCATGGAGCCAGTTTCCTGCGCGGTCTTTTTCTCTTCGAAGATTGGTTTGAACTTACGGCCCTCTTCAGAGTTCAAGAAAGCATCCAAGGCAATCTTCTGAAACTCAGGCACCATCGCCATGACCCCGGGCTCAAGGACATCCTCCAAGCCAAGTTTGGCGCGTTCCTGCTTCAACAGGGCTTGGCCGGCTTCGGTCTTGTTGAGGAAGTCCAAGGTCATCTTCCGACGGCCTGCCTCGACGGCGGCTGCTTCCTTTTCAAGGGCTTCCCTCGTCTTGAAGAACTGAGCCATCTTTGCCTCTTCCATCGTGGAGAATTGGCTTTCCCCCTTTGAGATGATATTGATGCCATCGGCGGCAAGTTGCTTGGCCTCTTGAACAAGCGATGAGATGGTTGAGATGACTTGCTGGACGATGACCATCGGGGCGATGAAGCCCAAGGCGATGTCCTTAAACGCGGTGCTGAACTTCTTCTGGATGTCCTCGACCTGTTTGCCGAAGGAGACGGTGGCCGACTTGGCCTTGTCCATGACCTGAGGGACGTCCGAGGTCGTCTTGATGTTTACTTCTAAGGATTGGGCCATGTCAGTTGGTCTTCTCCTTTGCTGGATTGGAAGCAGACGCGGCCTCTTCGGCGGCCATATAGGCCTCCTCCTCGGGTGTCATTATCTTGAGTTCAGCCCCCTTGCGGATGGCGAAGACCGAGTTGAGCCAGATGGCTTGGCACTCCGGCATTTCCCAAGCCCGCTTTTCGGGGATGCCAGACGCGATCAGGTTGGCGACGATGGCCAAGGGCCACGGGACGCCATTGTCCCCGCCGCTTTTCTTGCCGCTTTGCTCCCAGAACTTGGGCCAGTCGTGCATAAGGGCATAGGAAGAGAAGGCCTTGACCAAAGCCTCGAACTTCTTGGGGCTTCGGTTTAGATTGAGGATACGCAGCTTATCGAGCCAACCAATCTGCCCAAGCGGTTCCTCGGCGCATACCTGACAGGCGAAGATTAAATCGGCGGGGGTGACGCCACGCTCCCCCGTGATTAGGGGCGAGTTGAAGGCCATCAATCGCACGCGGTACTTGAGGCACCACGGATAAAGCGAACGACCCAGCAACTTGAGGGGAGCCGGGTCGACGAAGGCGTTCAGGAAGCGATGGTCCACGCCAAGGACTTTGCCCCTTCTTGGGGCTGGGTCAATTAGGGCGTAACGTCGACGCCCTCGTAACAGACCGCCGTGACGGTGACCGAGGCGAAGTCCTTATTGGAACCCTTCTCGGAAACAGCCGTAACCGTGCCTTCGTAGGAAACCGTTGCGGTTCCGCCAGTATAGGCCGACTGGGTGTTAATCGTGAAGGTGAAGTCGGCGCCAAGGACTGGAACGCCTATAGCCTTGCAGATGCCGTCGACCGTGATCTCGGTCTTGCGGTCGTCGAAGCGGGTCGTCTTGGTCACGCCCGTCTCGTCGGTGACCGTGTTCGACAGGTTGAAGGTCGAGTTGACCGTGTAGGACTGGACGAAGAGGTTCGTGACGGTACCCGCGACACCGAAGAGGCAGGTAGTTCCATTGGTTACGGCGGCCATTTGTCTTTGCCCGTTTTGGAATAATTACGGGGCCAGACAGGTCCAGACCGAGAAGGCGAACGAGGTAGCCCAGGAGCGTTCGTCAATCCCCTCGTCCTCGGAGAGGATGCTGACGTCGTAGCAGGTCGCGTCCCCGCCGGAGACGAAGGCGGCCTTGATGCTGGTCAAGTCACGCATATTCCCGACCAAGG